TCGGTGATGATCAAGTCTCGGCTGCTTTTAATTTAGATTTTACATTTACGTTCTATGGTGAGGATTTTACAACTGCTAGAATGGCAACCAATGGTTGTTTACATTTTGGGTCGTCAGGATCTTACTGTAACGACTACACACCTGATCCTCTACCTGAAATCACATACACCTTATATCCTTTCTGGACTGATCTAATACGAGACAACGGCTCAAAAGTTCTAGCCAAAAACTTTACCGATAAAAGTGTCTTTGGTTGGTACAACCTACGAGAATACAATCGAAGCAACACAGATAATTCTTTTGAAGTAATTTTATGGAAGTCTAATGACACCTTTGAGTATCGTTATGGTGGATTAAATATTATTAACCATGATGTCTTGATAGGTGAACAAGGTACATCCAGTGAACTTTATACCTATTATTATCATGATCAATGTGGTAAAGGTACAACCAATAGTTCTTCTTGTGTTAGTCAAACTTGGAACGCTTCTACTATGAACACTACATTAGAAAACGGTGGAAGTTTATATGGTTTAGGAACAGGAAATTCTATAGATTGTAGTAATCCTCTTAATAATACTTCATGTGTTGGATACGATGCAGCTTATTTAGTTCAACAATGTGGTTTGGATTCACTACATAGTACTTCTTGTCCTTTGTATTGGGAGGCATACGATGATTTACAATGTGATCTTGATCCTCAATATGCTCCGTTTTGTGCTGGCTATACTCAGGAAGCTTCGGTAGCTTATTACGTTGAAGACGAGTTTGATTATGGATACGAAGAAGAATATGATTATGGCTACGAAGAAGAGTTTTATTACGATGATTACATAGCCGAAGAAATCTATGAAGAGTATGTTACGTTTTTTGAAGAAGAACAATACGAAGAATTATTCTTTGAAGTTCCAGAAGAATTTGAAGTGTTTGTTTTTGAAGAAGAATTTTTTGAGGAAGAAATATTTATAGCAATAGAAGAGGAATATTATATACCTCTAGAGTCTATAGAAGTAGAAGAGCTTCCTATTTTATTAGAAGAAGAATACATAGACTTTGTAGTTGATATCTTTGAGCAAGATACTCCTGATCCTATATTCTTAGAAGAAATTTTATTTGAAGAGTTTGAAAGACGAGAGATAATAATAGAAGAAGAGCAATGGGAAGAAGAGCCTGTAGAGTATTTAGAGTTTGAAACAATAGAAGAACTTGAGGAATGGTTTGAAGAAGAGGAAGAAATAGAGGAAGAAATAGAAGAAGAAATAGAAGAACTTGAAGAAGAAGTAGAAGAAACTAGAGTAGCTGAAGAAGAAAAAGGTGGTATTACTTCACAAATGTTAAGTGTTGTAGCCAGTACAATTGAGGTAGCAACAAACAGTGTAAGCGGTACAACATCAGGAACAACTATTCATGCAACAGGAAATACAAAAGCATCAGGTGGTAATGTTGCAGGGAATACAACAGCTACAGCCGTAACCAGTAGTGTTACAGGTGGACAGAGTATGTCAAACTCTCCCAGTATATCTGCTCAAGTAGTTAGTTCAGTTGTACAAACTCAACAAGTCTTAAATAGTTTTAATGCCGACAGCAGTGTTTCAAATACCATGAGTACACAAAACACAGCAGTAGGGAATACCGACAGTGGTAGTAACGTAGCAGTAGGTTCAACTACCACAACAACTACTGAAACCACTACCAATACTAGTGTTGCGAGCAATACAACAGGCACACAAAACACAGCAGTAGGAAATACAGGTGGTGACGAAAATGCAGCAGTAGGCGAAACAACTGGTCCTCAAAATACAGCAGTAGCTTTTGAGAATAATATGCAAGACCAACAAGAGCAGTTAGAACAACAACAAGAAGAGACAGGAGAATACGCAGATTCTACACAGCTTGTTGCGTACATGGGTACAGTTCCGGGATTTGATGCATACAGACAGATAGCTATGCCACAGGCTTCTGCATGGTATGAACCTAAAGATATTTACATGTCGGCTTTGATGCCTGATAACAATCAAGCATTCTTTGGAATGTATTCAGATAGTTTGAATGGATTAAAAGCCTTGCAAGATTTACAACCTAACTTATAATAATGGAGAAATAAAATGGATTGGTTTCAATCAAGAGCAGCACAGCTAATAGGTTTGGTTTCTATTGTAGGAACTTTAGCAGGTTTTGGATACACAGGTGCAACCTATGTAAACAGAATAGAAAACCTAGAGAAAAAAATAGGAAGACTCGAAGGCACAGAAGACGCTCAACAAGAAATTGAAGAACGCTTTAGTGCTATCGAAACTTCTGTTGAATATATCAACAAGACAATAGATGATGGTATTATGCCTGAAGTTAAAGAAAATTCTAACATGGTTAAGGTACTTGATCTAGATATCTCTACAGTAAATGTAGAAATAAATAACTTAGAGAACAGAGTTAAAAGAATAGAAGACCAAGACGATAATCCGTTGGCAAATTAATCAACGTATTGTATTGCGGTTACTTCATCTTCAAGGTATTTATGTATGCCTTGAAGTTTAAGTGTACCTTCGTTAATTATCTTTTTTATGATGTAGGCATCTTCTGTATTTTTAAAAACTTTATCGACATCTTTTATTGGTAGGCCACCAAGATCAGATACTAAGTTTCCTTTTACATCTAGTACAATTTTAAAAGTTAATAGTGTTGCTTCCATTATATTATCTCACACGCACCTGCGGTACAGGCTAGTTCTTTAGTGTTCTCAGTCATGTCTTCCTTCTCATAATCTGTAATTAAATTCCAATCTATATCGTGAACAGTCTTATTCATCCACTCTTTATATTCATCTTTTGTGATTTCTTGATAAGGTGCTTGTTGGTAGGAATGATCTGCATATGGCAAAAAAGAAACTCCTGATATTCTATCAAAGTTATCCCATACCCATGCGCCAACCTTTAACCATTCGGTTTCTCTAACTGATATTGTGGCTGAAGGCTTGTGTTCGCACCAATGATCTTGATAAGTTTTCCAAATTTTTAAATGCTCTATGGCTGATAGATCTATTCTTGTTAAGGATTTATTTGGAGACTTAATAGGAAAGTAAAACACTAAGGTATGTTCAGGCTTAGTAATATCATCTTCGTGATACACTCCTTGATCAACCATGAGCTGTGCAATAGGATCTTTCTTATCGGCACGAACAGTCCTTAAATAATATTCGCTGTGTCTTGTATGTATTCCACTAGCACTATCAACCAACTGACTCACAGTTCCACTAGGTTTAACACAAGTAATTGCTGCGGATTGTTTGATTCCTAATTTATTTGCCCACTCTTTATTTTTAGCGACAGATACATTTTTAAAGTTTTGTAATCTTTTTGGTAAGTTATCTCCTTCATACATCTTTTTATTATCCATAATGCCTGTAAGAGACACACCAAGCAATGCTTCTTCTTCTGTATTATCTTTCCATGCTTTTGTTAGGTATCTAAAGTTAGTTAAGGTTGCTTGGAATGTACCAAGAATAGTAGCCAGTTCTACTTTTCTTTCTAAACTTTTCCAAGTATCGTCAGGTCTTACAACAACCTCTGTTAGGTTACAAAACTGCTTGTTGCGTAGTATAATTTCACTGCAAGGATTGCAACCAAAGTCTTTGTAATCTTCTCGTCTTCCATTCTTAGCGGCCTGTTCTTCAGCAGCTTGACGATTAAAGATACCACGTTCACCGCTTTTAGATTCATATAGTGATGCCCATTCTTTAATGAATGGACCCATTTCTACTGAGTCTGTATAAGCTACTGAGTTATTAGATAATGCCCGGTGCTGACTGTGTTCCCACCATTGTCCTGACTTAGCATTACGCATACGCTCATCTGAGAGGTTGCTGAGTGAGATTAAAGCGCTACGTCTAACACCACCCACCACAACAACTTCTGCAATCTTACACATCAAATCATGGCAGTCAATCGATACTAGTTTTCTCTGTCCTTTAGTAATAGCATCCTTAAATATATTAATTGTAAATTGTATGAGATCATCTAAAGGTGCTGGACCGCTGGCACGACCACCAAAAGTTTTAAGTCTAGCGCCTTGTGGTCTGATACCACTTAGATCCCATTGAGGTATTTGTCCTGCATAGAGTAATGACATCAGTTCTTTATATGCTTTAGCCCATCCAATTTTTGAGTCAGCAACTTTGATGATAGTATCTGTTTGATGTAGTTCTTCAGGAAGATCAGGAAGTTTATTTATGTATTGTCGCTCAACACTAAATCCAACACCTGTACCACACATAAGTATGTAAAGTGTTTCATCAAAAGCTCTAGGTGTATCTACTGCTACATAACTACAGTTAAACCCTGCAACATTGTCTCGTTCTAAAGCTGTACCTGCTGACATTAAAGCTCTCATGCTAGGCATAATTTCTAAATTAAGTACGGCTTCTTCAAGTGTAGGCCTAATATTACTTATATCTGTTTTATTGTTCTTCTTTAAATGCTCTTGCATAAAGTCAAAGTATCTTGCAACTGTCTCTTGCCAAGTCTCTCGTCTTCCTGTATCTTCGTTCCATCTTGCGTACCTGCTAAGATGTATAAACTCTTGATAAGTTGTAGGTAGTTTAATCTGTTTCACTTTTTGTTTTCTCCTCTGTCCATAGATGTATTGCTATTATAGTATAATGAATAATCTTTAATAAGTCTGCTTGGTTTCTATATTCTCCTGTAATAGGATTAGGTTTCTTACCATACCTCATAGCGTATTTTATTATGTTTCCTATACAAAATGCTTCTCCATATCCTGCATCTATTATAACATCTGTTGCTTGATATTTTCCATATCCATAATGTCTTTCATATGTGCTGTCTATATATCTTCTTATTTGTTCGATTGTGTTATGTTCATTGAACTTGTACTGTTCATCCATTATTTTATGTGCTTGTTCCATTAGTTCTTCCATTAGTCTTTCTCCTCTTCTTTCCAATTGTTAGGTAAACTCTCTGCGCTGAACCATCTGAATCCATTCTTTGATGCCCATTCAGCGTGGCTTCTTTTTGTTCCATCTCTTCTTCTTTTTGCTCCGGGCATGGGTGCTGATGGATTAGAGAATAAAAATACTAATTCACATTCTTCAGGCAATACTTCTTTAATCCATTTGTATTTAGTATATTCAGCATAATCCCAAAACCTTCCTTTAGCTTCTAAGTATATAACTTTACCTTCTAAGATACGAATAAAATCAGGATGATATTTATGTGGGATTGAATATTCTATGATACCATTGTGATGTTCCCAATGTTGTAGTTCTTCTTGATGTAGATCATACTCCCATTTTGAATCGTAACCTTTAGGTAATCCTTTTTCTATTGGTCTTTTCTTTCTTGGTTTTCTTTTCATGTTAGTGTACTGTTTCGTCAACAGGCATATCCATACCTAGTTCTCTTAGGTTTATTTCTGTTTCTAATAGGTCTATAAGTTTTTCTAATAGTATTGTGTCTATTTCCTGAAGTTCTGTACCAGAAAAAAGAACACCTCCTAGTGCAATAATTAATTCATCTAAAGGAATAGCATTAACATCTATCTCTAAAGTATCTTGAGGGTTATCATTTGTCATGTTCATAAATCGTATATATTATTTTCTAAAGTATCGAAAGATTTTTGTTCTTGTTCTAAATCTTTTTGAAGTTGTTGAAAAGTTAAATTAGGATTACGTTTAACTCTTTTATAAATCCATTTAAGAGAATAAGCACTGAGTAAAAACTTTCTGTTTGCATATATATGTGTCTGATCAGAAAGATAAGACTCAATATTGTCAACAGTAATTTCTTTTTTATCTTCTTCGTTGGGCAATAAAGAATGCAGCCATTCAACTAACAAACTTTTACCTTTCTTACGTAGCCTCTTAACTTTTTTTCCATTCATGTGTTACCTCTTTTACTCGTGGAAGTTTTACAACATTTGTCAAGTATTCTAATTTCTTAGAATATTTAAAAACTCTTAAGCCTTCGCCATCGTTTGCATCTGAGTGACAAACAAACTTATGTCTACACCAAGTACAACCTCTAGCAATTTTCATGTTGCCAGCTTTACCATCAGGTACTGGATTATAACACAATTCAGGCGGTGTGTCTTTCTTTATTTGAGCTTTAAGTGTTTTAATTCTTTGTTTGATGTTAGGCTTGTCTAACTCTTGTGGTCTAAACAAAGCAAGTTCTCCGCTTTCTTTGTTAAGAGTAAGGAAGCCACCATGCTGTGTGCCTTCTGCTTCTTCGTAACCTGCTATCTGAGCCATGTAACCAAACGGATCATCGTCAGGTAATGTACCTTCCTTGAATTTCTTAAATGCAAAACCTGATGCAGTCTTGATATCTACAACTTCACCATCAATCTTACAATCCATGTGACCTTTAATACCAGATACACTAATTTCTTTTTGTTCGTCAGTTACTTCGTGGCCTGCTAAACGAGCTAAGAATAAAACAACTTCTTCTAAGATATGTCCATATAAAAATCTAATCTGTACTGGTGCAGTATATT